GTACCATGTGGAGGTATCAGTCAAGTATTGATGCCAAACATAGGGGACGCAAACATTGTCAACAACTGTAGATACGTATCTGAAGGTGGTTGGAAGGCAGATGTTGGGTTTGAGTCATGGTGGCATGCGCCTGCATCTTGGACTGTTACCAGTGCCATTGTAACAAAGTACTTTACTGACAAAGTTGATGCCGTTTATCAATGGAAAAGACAGGGCACCAATGACATTTACACCTTTATTGAGCAGTCAGGGCGATTGTACTATGCCATTGGTAACAAAGGACAGGGTGCAACCTATACTGGTGCCTTCTATGAGAATGACTTGGTAACGATTGACAGTGACCGGTACATACCTAAACTGGGCGATGTCGGTAGTCAGTTTGTGAACCTGGGACAACATCTGTTGATTATTAATGGACGGGACCGTGCAATACTGTTTAGTGGTGATCAAGTCTATCGAGACTTTGGTTTTGTATTACAGACTCCAAGTTGTGACCCTTTGGATGTGGCTACTGAGTACCAGAACAATAAAGTGTTAAGTGGTGGTGCTGCTGTTGCTTACAATAAAGTATCTCAGTATGGTCTGGGTGATGTGACAGAAAATGTACAATATACCTACAACTACAAAATGACAATGATTTCAGACTTGGGTGCAGAGTCCCCATTGAGTGCTGCACAAAGTGTTTCATGGTCTATTCCAAACGCACAGAACAAACGATACGGTGTTGCGCTTGACTTGCCAATAGGTCAAGATGGTGTGGTGGCAAGACGCATTTACCGCACCAAAGAGATAGCCACAAACGGTCAACTGTACTACTTTGTGTCTCAACTCGATGAGAACTCTAGTCGATTCTACATAGATGCCATGCCAGATCGATTCTTGGTTGATCAAGCCCCATCGTTTACGGCAAGTACACCCATCACTACAGATTGGAAGTTTGGTGAAGTATGGGACAATCGACTTTGGTTGGCAGCAGGTAGCCGTATTATCTATTCTGATAAGGGTATATTTGAGCAGTTTGGGGCTTTGGCATACTTTGATTTAGGTAACCAGACTGGTGGCGACATAACCCAACTTGTAGCCTTTTATAATAATTTAATTGTATTCCGTGAAACCGCTATAAATATTATAAGTTTTGATACTGAAAGTTATAACATCAGCACCATCACTAACACGCTTGGCACAGTAGCCAGTAAGGCTGTAGTAGTCATACCCCAGTTAGGTGTAGTCTTTATAAACGAACAAGGTGTGTGGATGCTCTCAGGTGGCTTAAACGGTGGTGCATCGATAAGCATGCAGAAGATAAGCAAACCCATCGACAAACTATTGCGTAGAGTCAATCGTTCGATGATGCACAAAGCTATTGCAGCATACTCATACCGAGAAAAGGAAGTGTGGATGCACCTTCCAACAGACGATTCGACTACACCAGACTTTGGGTTTGTTTTACACTTGACTCCTCAGAATCCAATGTGGTCTATCCGTACTGACTTGGAGACACCAACCAACAGCTATTGGTCTGCCATGTCTACAACCGTCAATGGGTACTTCTTGTTGGGCAATGACCCCAACTGGACACCGGCATTGGATGCAGAGACAAACAAGTTGGGTCCACTTCAAGTTATGAGTTCCAGTTCACATTGGGGCCAGGCCGGTAAGATTACTGCATTTGGTGACAACGTTACGCTTGCTATTACAGACACAGCGCACAATGGCCACCAATGGGAAAGTGCTTGGTACAACTCAAATGAGAACAGTGTCAAAGTGCGATACTATAGTGTAGAACTTCGCATTATTTCATATGGAGACAATGGGTTCGACTTCTTTTATGGGATTGACTACTCGTACACAGAAAGTACAACATCCACTCAGAAGCAAGCAAAGAGTGAAACGGTGTACACCATCAAGGAAGATGCCGTGTTTGGTCCTGCAAATCTGTCTGTAACCAAGGTGCCATTTACAGTCAACTCTAGTAAGATTGCAGAAGGCAGGTTGATAACATTGCGATACGATGTCAATACGGAACTGTGTGACCAGTTTAAGTTTGGTGTACGAACCACAAACTCTCAGCAGTGGCACCTACTGTCGTTCAACATCCTGTCAGACTCAGTCGCCATGCCAGCACTCAACCAGTCCACGAAGGTGTCACGATGAAAGTATTTACACAGGTAGGACAGAAAGACCTAGACCAGGTCAAACCAGAGAACATTAATGACAACTCACGGCAAGTTGTTGGTGAGTACAACGGTAAACTGGATGGTCAGAACTTTCCAGTGGCTACTATAGATAAGCTTCAACTAACACCATCAACACTAACATCACAAAGCACTGTCAATGTGTTTGGTTTTAAACATGAGGGCCAAACACAAGACTACCACTTTGTTCGCAGATGGAATACCTATGAAGGCAATATAAACGTGCATTTGCCACTACATTCTTTTGATTTGCAAAATAACAGTTGGTCAAGTGGGTGGAATTGCCTGTGTGATATAGACAGTTCTTTTAATGATTTTGTGATTGAATTTCAAGCGTCAAATGGTATGTTACATGGATGTTTTGATATAAACTTTAGGCACGGTGTAGACAGAATACTAGATTCTACTCCAATAGCAGCAAGTTGGTCAGCAGACTGGTGGTCACGGTGGGGATTGTTTTGCAACGGAGTATTGATAGCTGAGACAAGTAGAGTGTATCCTCGATTGGAAAATTTAAGTGTACCTTACAAAGTATTTGTTGGCAGTCAACCCATTAGATTGGAACTGCGATGGAAAACCATTAATACTGACCCTGTGGATGAATTAGGTGTAAATGTAACACCCATTTCAAGAATGGAAATATACGGTGCATCCATATGGGCATGCAACACTAAGAGGTAGACATGGGTAAAATCACAAATCAATACTTTGAAGGTGGGCAAGCACCAACAGCAGCGCAACTAAATGCTGTGTATAATAGTGTTGCTGCTGATAGTGTAAAAGATGTCAACCTTGATACAGAATGGGCGCAACGCAAACATTTTAGCGATTCCAATAGCATTACATCTTTATATACATTTGATTATGACGGTACAACAGAACAAACTATATCAAGCACTTCGTATACAACCATAAACAATACTGGAAGCAATCCAAGTCAAGTGCTTCCAAGTTATACCACACACGGTCATGTTCTAGTAAGAGTTCATGCAAGTGGACTGATTACTACTTGTACATTAGATGTAGACGATGGAAATGGGACAAGTTCACAAATTAACAGAAATACATATGCTTTTCGTCTTTTTATGACAACAAACAGTACAACTGTTGACTTAGCAAATTGTACATACAGTTTTACAGAAAAGGCAGCAATTACGACACCTGAAGTAAGTGTTGACATGGGGATACGGGATTCAATACAGTATCGAACGTTTGCATTTAGTGGACTTTTTGCACTTGCACCAAATAACACTATTGAAAAGATTGAACTTCAAGCATGTGTAGGCCATAATGGCAACACATTTAAAGTAGAGCACAATCACATACAGGTTATTGTAGTGGAGAACTAATGGCATTTACTAAACCATTTACATATGTCGACGGAGCTGTGTTATCGGCTACCAATCACGCATCCAATGAAGATGCATTGAGGGAATATGTCAACCAAGAAATCATTGCTGCTGACGTATCTGTGGATACCTTTGTTGGAGAGAGTATTGCTACCCCTCGTCTTATTACTTCTGTACAAACTGGTGACTTTGTTTCTAAGACTATTCAGGGTGTATCGAAAATACGATTACCACAAGCATATAGCTGGTTCACCTCAACCACTAAGAGCGACAATCAAACAAGCACTACGGTTGAAGATTATCAATCGTTAAGCAACACGGGTGCTGAAGTTGTGATTACAAAAAACAACACAAAAGTGATGATTACATTTTATGCCAAAGCGTTTGGTAGCGTAAATAGCACTGTTACTCGCAGTCCAGGAAACGGTCTTTGGGACAACGAGTTTGTGTTACTGTATGAATTGAATGGATTGATAACTAAGTATATTGGAACAAAAGCATATGTTTTTGAAAGCAGTAAACTTGCGGCTTCAAGTGGTGCCAAAGATCCAGATGCTAAAGGTAATGCCTGTGGTCATCGAAGCATAATGATGACTCGTATGCTAACATTAGGTGCAGGCAGATATAAGTTTTCAGTGGCAGTCAATGCCAAGGTTGAGAAGGGGCAGATTAACTGTCAAACATTTACAATAGAAACATTTCATGTGTAGGTGAACTATGGCATTAGGAACATTAGGTACAGCGGCATTGTTAGCAGGTGGTGGTACGGCTATTGGGGCTTTACCAGACATTATACCAAGCAAGTTTGAGCGTGACCAAAAGAAGCGACTTCGTGAAATGCA